TTGCGAAGGTGCAATTGGATAAGAAGCAATTTCATAATTTGAATTCCCTGTTGCTGCAGGTAATACATAATCACTACTACCAATACTACTTGAATAAATCAATTTTGTTGGTTGAGTTGTTCCTACATTTCCCATATAAACACCACTAACTCCAATATTATCTACAAATACAGATTGTGTTGCCGGCCCAGATGTCATTAATGGCCAAAATGGAGTTGTTGTATAAACTTCTTCACCAATTGGTTCAGGGAATAATCCATAACCATCTACTGCTTTATAAAGAGATGATGATATCGCATCTCCTGTAATATATGCACTGCCTGATTTATAACGATAATAACTATCAAATTTATAATAAGTGACAGGTGAAATGTTTTGCTGAGTAAGTTGTGTTTGTGTAGAGTTTAATATTCTACTTACATCAAATATACCAGTTCTACCTTGCGTAGATGGGTATTTAGCTAATGTCCAAACTTCTGCACTTGCACTATTTGCAAGAGAGCCAGTCCATATGCCTAATTCACCAACATATTGAAAGTTGGGTTGGTTTGTAAATGCTGATGATGACACCGAAAATATCACAGGCGATTGTGCCAATGACATTGAAGCTGGTGTTTGTATAAATGAATAAGACATCTAAATCGTTTTTATATTTAACCACCAAAAATTAAAAAGTAAGTGATACTATTGTGTAATAGTATTTCGTATTTCTCCAATTAACATTAATTTTACTTCATTTCCAATTGCAGTAACATAATCTTTAATTAAAGCTTGTACTTTTGGGTCTTGTTGTGCTTTATCTGCAAAACCTATTGTAGATTTATTAGGAGAAAACGGGCCAACTTTTTTATGACTACTATAATGAATAAAACTATCATTCATAAATTTACCATACTCTGCTCCGGGTGGTGCATAATCAAAATTAATTTGATTACCAGTTGATGTTGGTTGTAACATTTTATCATCAGTATTATAAGATTTTAATGTTCTTCTTAAATTACCTGCAAAAGAACTTGTTAAATTATAAGTTTTACCTTTAATTTTAACTATTTTTCTTTTTTGATGTTTTTTTAATTTAGGTGCAGTTTTAGATATAGGAGCATAAGCAACTGCTAAAGTTTTTAATTCTCTTGCAATTGCTTTTAATTCTTTATACCCAGCTGTTGTAGTTAATGTAGATGTTGTTGCCATACTAATAAATTAAAATTAGCTATTAGCTGTATTATTAAATGGATATAAATTATATAAACATCTAGGTCTATCGTTATGCGTAGTTAAAGTAAATGTAGAAACCCAACCTGCTAATCCATTATTAAATCTTTCAGCAAATGGCTCATTGTTTACTTCTCCGTTTATAGCAAAACTTTCTAAACTATATTGTGTGTATGAAACTAAATCATTTACAACTCCTAATGTATTTGCATGAATATCAACAACATCATCAATATCAAAAAATGGAACTTGCATTGCATTCGTTCTTGGGTCTGACTCATTGTTTTTATTTTTAATCTTATCAGCAACTATTATTTGAATATCATAATCAGTTGTGTTAGGACTAAAGTTTGCACCCAAAATTGTGACATGCCCAATTGGATAAATCGTAAATTGATTATCATCTAATTGAAATATATCACCTTGCGATACTTGTGCTATCGTAGGATGGTTATTCATAATCGTTTTAAAATAGTCTAATATGTTGTAATATAAACTATAATTAACACCGGCGTTGTTTTGTAAAAAGCTCATATGCTATAATTGTATTCCACCAAAGTATTGATTGGTTTGGTCTGGATAAATTTGAGTTTGATTACCAATTGATTGTAAGTATTGTGGTATTTGATTAGAATAAGCAATAAGATAATTTTGTAATCTTAAAGCGTAATAATCACCATTCTCTTGTGCTTTTGTTAATAAATAATCTACATCTGTTTTAGATGGACTAACTCCTTGCTCAGAATTTTGTTTAACTGCACCATTTGATTTAAACTGAATAGAACTAAATGGGATATACTCAACACATGCATACCATATCAAAGTATTTTTAATATGGTCACTCAATAAGTCTTTGTAAAATACTGATAAGTTATTTACTGTGTTTGCTTCAATTTGAGCCTGTAAATAATAAAATAGGATTGTTCCTAATAAGTTTTTTAAGTATTTATCTTGTGCTGTTCTTACGAATGGTAATAAAGCATCTGCATCAATTGCACCTTGCAACGGAGAGTTCTTTATAATATCGTTTCTTGTTATGAATAATGCGTATGCCATGTTTATTGTTTAGTTATTTCGTATTCGTCTTTGAAAAATTGTGATGATGTACTAATTGGTGTTTTAGATTTGCTAATCGGTTGAGTTTCACCTTGCGGTGTTGGTATAGTATCAGGAGTTTCATCTGTTGTTGAAGGATTAACCATTTCATCTTCAGTATCTTGTGCAACTTCTTCAATTGATTGACCTGTATCGCCTGCTTGTTGTGAAAGGATTGCTAATGGAGTTAATTGTTCAAAGTATAATTGTGTATCATCATATCCACCTTCTGTTAATGCTGCATCTAATGCATTGATTAAAATATTTTGGAATGGAGCAATTGTCATTGTTTGTAAGATACTGAACGCAGTTGTCATCTCATCTGAATTTGAACTAAATCCTTTTGTTTTTTCTGTCATACCAAACAATAAAGGTGATATAACTCTATGTGCAACTACTAATCTTTGTTGTGCATAATCGGCAACATATTCATATTTTTCATGTAAATTTTCAATATTAATTATATCAATAGTTGGTTTAGTTGTAGGGTCATCATTAAATGATAACATAAATCTACCTGCATTTCTAGTGCCTGTAAATTTAGCTTGAACTAAACTTTCAATTGTTTCTCTTTCCTCTGGCGCTGGTATACCTGTATTAAAGTTAATCATTGCAGATGGTAAGAAACCATTTTCAATATTACTTAAATGTAAGTTAGATAATTCAGCTTCTACAAATGCAAACTGCATTGCAGCAATCCAATCAGGTAAAGAATAATAATATAAATTTGGAGAATAATTTTTAATATAAAGTATTTCCATTTTTTCAGTTGATGTACCGAAAGCAGGTATTTTTGTTTTATCTTTAATCTTTCTTTGGTCTTGCCAATCTGTACAATAATAATAATTTTCTATTCTTGGATTTTGATATATCTTTTCTGCTCTTAAATACTGAACAGGTATATGATACATTTTAATTATCTTTGTATGCTCATCATTCCAATATACTTGAAACGATGAATTGCCAAATAATTTTAAATCAAATGCAACTCTTTTAATTTCCTCTTGTGGAACTATTTTTGTCAATACATCAGTAAATGTTGTATTTTTTGTGTATAAACCTTTACCATAAATTAAATCTGCTACACCTTCTATACACGCTGCATTGGTTGTAGATGTATTGTGTGCCATAGTAATTGCACTAAAGAAATCATCATGTCCAAATACACCAAATGGTACAAATGGATACCTTGATTTAGTATCCTCCATTATGCGTGGAATGTCTTGAGAATTTAAGTTTACGATTGAGAATGCTTGTTTTTTGTCCATATTAGTCCATTATTATGTATTCGTTAGTGGATACATTAGAAATGTAACCATCATTTTGATTTGTGTAATTTGCTTTGTCTATTGTTTGTGGTCTAAATACTTGTAATGAACCATGCCATATTTCAGTATTACCATTTATAATTGTTGCTCTATATTCTTCACCTGTAATTGTTCTTTCTAAACTTGCAGTGAATGATAATACACTTTCATAAGGTTTATAAGTAATGTCAGATAAAGATGCGGTTGTATTTACTAATGTTGTCATATCTTGCAATGACATTGTAAAACCATTAGTTGCAGATGATGTCACATCTGTTCTAATTGTATAATTGTTGCTTCCAGATAGATAATAGCTTAGCATTTGGTATGTTTATTTAATATTTAACACCTCATTATCTAAAAATAGTTAAACTTATAGGCAAAATAAAAGCATACTCCTATAAAAGAAGTATGCTCTAAATATTTTTTGTAGTGCTATCTACTGATTAGTTAGCTGAACCACTCACTACTGTTGGTGATACACTCAATCCTGCAAAAGGATTTGTTGTAGTACTTCCAGTTAAAAAAGCAGCTGGTAATTGTTCCATACCCGTGAAGGTTGCTGAATAACCATAAAGGTCACCCAATGCTCCACCTGTTTGAATTGTTCCACCAGTTAAGTCTGCACCTAAGTGTTGTCCAACTAATAATGCATCACCATTGTTTGTCCAGATAACGATTTGAGGTCTACCATAAGCCATAAGCTTTAATTGAGTAGTCATTTCGTTAGTCAATTTCTTTAAGTTAAGCGTTAAAGCTTGTGAAAAGAAAGTTGTTCCGTTTGCACGTGATGTAGTGACAGTTTCAGTATATGCACTTGTTCCTTTCAATTGATAATAGTAAACAACCGAGCCAGATGGAAACGCAGTGATATACCCGTTAGCATCTGTTGTGAATGTAGGAGCGTAAGAAGATGAAGGATAGTTTAAAAAATAAACCCCTTGCAAACCACCGATACTTTCCTTACAAACTTCTTGTCTACCTGCTGATAAATTACAAGACATAGTTTTTGATTTTTTTGTTGTTATAGTTGGTGGGCTTTTTACACCCACCGATTAATTAGTTATTTGTTATTAGTATGCTCCGTATAATACGATGTCACCTGCGATACCAAATGTAGTATCTGCAGTGTATCTCATAATGATACGATAGTTTTGTGAACCATCAATGTTAGCCATATCCAATACTCTGATTTCATTATAGTCAGATAACAAACCTGTACCGAAGTGCATATTTGATTTTTCTGCTGCTACAACTGTGTCAGCTTGCATACCTGGACACAATACGATTTCAATACCATTGAAGTTGAAAGGTTTTTCACCCACGTTCATTTGGTTGTTCCATCCATTAGCACCTACTGCACCACCAGCTAATGCTTGTTGGTAAGCTTTTGCTACATTAGTTGGCACATACAATAAAAGGTCTTCTTTACCATAAACTGTGTTAGGAATACTTTCAACGATATTATTTAATTTAGATAATACATTAGCTGAAGTAATACTTCCAGAGATTGGTTGTCCACCGATTAAAGTTGAACCGCTAAATGCTGGGATAACACCAGTTGATACTGTGATTGCACCACCTACAATTGTTGTTCCTGCTTCTACTGAAGCAGATAATGCAGGAGTAAATCCTCTGAATTGTCCGTTTACTGCAACATCACCTTGCCAGATAGAGATTTCAGTATTTTGTGCTACTACACCACCTACATAAGAAATCAAATAATCATTGAAGTTTTTAGGGATAGTATCAAATGCACTATATCCTAATTGTAAAGCTTCCCAACTATCCAAGAATTGTTGCTTACATAATTGTAAGTTAACTTGTAATGGTTTTGGAGTTAATACTGCTTCAGATAAAGCTACACTACCTGAAGTTACGAAATCACAAGAAGCATCTGTTACGATGTTGTTCACCGCAATTCTTTGGATTACTTCTTTGTATTTCACATTTGGGTGTATTGTTACATATTTGTTATCTAATGTTTTAGCAGATAACAAAGCAGCAGCAATATACTGACCTGCAAATTCACCAGCGTATGTATTCTGTGTGAAAGTAGGTTGTAAAAAGTTTTGTTTTTTGTTCATTTTGAAATGATTTTTGTTTTAATAATTTATTTATAAAGTTTAGAAAGGAATGATGCTTGTGCATTATTTTCTTTCTTACCATAATTCTTTTGATTTTCTAATGCTGAGAATTTAACTGGAGCTTCAATTGGAGCACCATCTAATTTAGGTAATTCTTCTTCATCAATTTCTGCCATATTAGTTGGAGTTAATGGCTCTACTCCTTGGTCAGGTGTCATTCTGTTATTTAATGCATCCATTCCATAAACTGAAGATAATTTCTCCATTAAATCTTTGTGAGCCGTTTCTAATTTACCTAATCTTTCAGCCATGTCTTCCATTCTGATAACACCATCTTGCTCTTCAGTATCACCATCTTTGTGAACATTTGCTTTATCTTCGTCAGTTGTGTTAGGTAATGATTTTGCTTTTTCAGTTGTTGCATCGGCTGCTGCCATTGCTACTGAAGTTGCTGCTTCATCATCCATTTTTTCTTCGTTTTCTTCTTCATCAGTTCCTGCTGCTTCATCAGCTGCTTCTGATACTGAAGAAATACCAGCGATTTTACCGCCATCAACATCAATAACTTGTGTGTTATCTTTTCCTTCTGGGGTTGTAAATGAAATGGTATATTCACCATCTGCTAATGGAGTT